GGTCGTAAGTTCTTCCTGTTTAGCGGAGAACTCGGTTTTCATGGCCTCGATGGCCTCTTGGAGTTTCTTGATTTCGTTCATACTGATTTTTTGGTTGTCAACTTTGATGGTGTGAGCGGGGAGTGAAAATAGTCCGGTATCGTTGGCTGCTGGGTCTGCCACGATGTCTGCCGACCTGATTCTTTCGCAACGGGCAAACAAATCTTTGCCGTCGAAAAACGGCTTGTTCATAAAGTTGATCGAAAGACCAAACGTGTCTGGAGCAGTTGCTGCAAGTTCCAAGATGTAATCCCTGCTTGGGTGGTTCTTCAGTAGATGAAGATCGCCGATTGCCTTGCTTGCGTCATCGGAGAGACGGACGTTCTTAATTACTCCAACAATGTCCCCAGCACCACCTTCGTGGTTGAGTTTGACCTTCACCCCGTTTTTGAATGCACCACAAGTAGTGATGACCTGATCCAGCGTAGTGGAGTCAATCTTTTGACCATGACCACGGGCTTCCCCAAGTTTGATAAGGCTTACTCCACGGAGGATGCCATTTTCAGGGTCGATCTGACCGTCAAATTCAGCAAATAGGGCAAGGTTTTCGTCCATGCCCTTGCTAAGATTGTCAACCTACACAAAATACGAACTGTTTTCGATGTCCTTACCAGCAATAGGTGCGGTCTGTGCGTTTTTAAGTTTGTCGATCAACCCGTCGATGCCCGTTGCAATTGCTTCTGTAGACTTCGTATCAAGCCTTGGGTTTCCAACTCCCCTGAACACAAAGAATCTTGCCCCTGCAATGGATTGAAGTTTTCCGGAGGCATCTCGACGTGCATGAAGAGCGTCAACGGCAATTGTAATCAGATTCCGTTTCAGCCTTGCGGCTTCCATGTGCTTCACGTTCCGACTTGCCGTCTTTGATGTGATTTTCAGCTTGCGATTGCTTCGTACCCCCTGAAGACCGACGGTTTTTACCTCGATGCAGACATCACGGGTTTTTCCATCTGTCATCGGGATTGTAGCGTGAATATCTGAAGGGTTGTACGTCTTCCCGTACTTTTCATCCCCCATGCGATACGCTTGTCCGGTAACGTGCGCCTCTATCCCGTTCAAAGATAGATATTCAGCGATTTTATGCTCCCAGTCGCTAGCCTCTACGTTCGATTTATATGTCGGAGGACGAGCGTTCTTTTTTGCGGCCTCTACTTTGGCTGGGTCTTTTTTTTTTACTTCTTGCAGCTTCTTCTCTTCTGGCTGGGATGACTTGGTGGGCTGCTTCCCGTTTTGCTCTTCATCCGGAAGGATGTTGGGATTGCGTTGTGAGAGTCGATCAACCGGAAGGTTGAGACGGTCGGCAATGTTTTGAAGTAGCTCTTGCTCACGACCAATCTGCTCGAACTCCTCTTCCCAATCCTTGTTTTGCTCTGCGTAGATGTCGGCAGCGGTGCGGAGTCCAATGCGGAACTCGTTGATTGCTGCATCACTATCCCTGCCAATGTCGGCAGTAGGCCATGCTGGGAACTGCCATTTACCCGATCTCCATGAAGATACAGCAGGAATTATTCCCTGTGAAATACCCCATGCAAGATAGAGGTCTTTTACCTTGTTCAGGAACTTTTCGCACATGAGGTTTTGGTAACGCTCACACACACGATTGGCCTTTTGGCTATCCATGCGGCCTGCGTTTCCCCCAAGAGCGGAATTGTCCACAAAGAATCCGTAGGGTGCGCCGATGGCATGGCATACATCCCGTTGAAGGGTTGAAATAAAGCCGCTGAACGCCGATGAGGGACGTTGAGACATGAACGACTGAATGTTTTCACCTTCTTTAAGGTAGTTCAGTCTTCCGAAAGTAAGCTCTTCAATGGCCTTGCCGTCTTCGGAGTATCCCTGCTTTGTCTCCCACTCATCAGGCTCGCCCTCTTCACGGGTAATAACTCCCGTTTGAGCAGATGCCCACTTAACTGCAAACTTCTCGTACTGCATGATGTCGTAAATGTCTCTTGCAGTGTCGATTGCAGCATCAAGTGCCGTTACTCCCCTCATTTGATCAATGCGAGAAGGATCAAAAACGTGAAAGAATCGGTTTGCCTCAATTTCAACGGGTTCGATGTAAAGCCCTTCACGGGTTCGGTAATACACACGATACAGCAGCGGGGCTCCGGTATTCGGGTCTCTTGTAATTCCCCCAATGTAGACTTCTGAGTGTGGGGCTTCTAATGGGCGACCAATACAATCAGATTCAACAAGTTGAAGCATCGGGCCTTCTGGAGTCCAACGTACAACAACTCCAATATCTCCATCTCGCAGCATCCCCTTGAATACAAGGTTGGCAAGGGTGGTAAGATTGTGGCGACGGGTAACATCGCAGTTTTCAAATGCGTAGTTCAGGTAATCTGAGTATTGCCGATCAACATTCTTATCTCCGGTTCTGGGCTGATACCGCAATGAACCAAACGAATATAGTGCCAGATTGTTGATTAACCCCTTGACCAGTGGGAAGTTATAGCACAATGCACGGGCTTCCCAAATAAGTTGAATGCGGTCTCTTTGATTGATTCCTGCTTCCGATGAAGAATTGCCTGTAGTAGGAACCAATGCCCTATCGCGCCCCCCTTTGGCAGCATTGTATGAAAACTGAGTAAGTGCCAGTGCCTCACGGGCTTTAATGCGCTTGATTCCAGCGGACGGATCGACAAACCCGACGAGTCGGTCGATAAAGTTTGGTTTTGTTTTTGGGATCATGTTTTAGAAATAGCGACCCGACCAATTGCGTCGGCTTCCTCCGAACGATGCAAGGGTTGTGCGTGTTCCCCTTTTGCCGTTTGTGCGCTCAAACTGGGCCTGCAAGGCTCCATCTAGCTTCTTGGCAATAAAGTCGATGTCCTTTTGTGCCGTACTTCCTCCACTTCCTACAGAGATGTAGGGGTCTTGGAGTTGCGTCTTGAGAGTAGCTATCTCGGCAGCCAGTTCTGCGTCGGTGTAACGACGGTAGATCCGGAGGAAGTTTGCTTCTTGAGCCATACTAATTTTCGGAAGTGTCAGTTTCGGTTGAAATAGCAGAAACTGTGTCAGTTGGGCTTGCGTCTTCAGGCAGTGACGGCATTGAGGTGACTTTGGTGATTAAAGCGCAGATAAGGTTCATGCACTCCAAGTCAAATGCGTGGTTATCCTTTCTGACTCTAACCCATTCGTAAGAAACGACCCCTTTAGCGGATACTAATTGCTCCCTGCTTTCTGCCGTGATCTGGTCGAGGTATTGCTGGGATGCAGATTCTGGTATTTCCCAAGGCGCAGCCAACCCCTTCATATACATTGCAAGGGTGTCCTTGGTTAGGTGGTTTGCCCAAATGAACAGCTTCACGGGCTTCATTTTGCCCTGCATGGACGTTCCTATTGCTGGATCGGCACTGCTAGATGTCCAGCATTTGCGTACACCGTTGTGTGAGAAGTAGGTGGCTCGATCTCCCTTGAAAGCCTTCCATCGGTATCCGGATTTAACGATCTCGGAATAGACCATCGTAGCGTTGTATCCTGAGTCGATTGCAACGTCGTCGTCATTGACCCGTAGGTCTTTTTGAATTTGCCTGAGTTCGTCGAAATTCCACACCTTGCCAAAATCAACCAATCGACTAGCACCACCTTTGGCCCATGCCCTGCACAAGTACCAGATATGGTCTTTTTGCACGTCCACGGTAAGGAATCGTTTGTATTCAGCTGACCAATGCTCCCGTAACTCGTAGGTGGCTTTGCGTTCGGAAACCCACGACCAATCCCTGATGTCCTTCATGGTATCAGCCCAAGGCTGACCTAGTGATTCATTTACAAAGGACTTGAGCTTCTCGTGATCCTTCCAAGTAAGTGACTTGTTTGCCTCTAAAAACTCTTCAACAAGATCACGCCACCGCACCCAAGGGGGAACAAGGGCATTCCAAGTAAAGGAAACACGGTTTTTCGGGGCGTTGGGATTGTGCGGAATCCATTTCCCTGAAATTGCCAATTCACGTCGCACTTGCGGCTTGTCATAGATTCGATGACCACACTTAGGGCATTCACACCTGATTGTTTCAGCCACGTTATCCATGATCCATGCCCCGTCCGGTCTTGTGAATGGGGTGTCGTCCCATTTGATTGTCTCCCACGACAAAACAAAATAATGAGAGCAATCCGGACACGAAACGTAGTAATGCCTTTGATCCCCAGCCAAGAAAGCCATGTGAACAGCATCACTCTCCATGTCTGGGGTTGATATGATGACTCGACGGGCATTCCAAAACGATCTGGTGCGCTTTAGTGCCATTTCCAAAGCACCTGCTGGATAGTTTCTTACCTCATCCAAAAACAACCATCGGATTGGCTTGGATTGAAGTTTGGATGGGCTATTCGACCCATTCACAACAAGCGGCATGGACGTAAAGTCGATTTCTAGTCCACGAATTGAACTCCGGTTGTTCGGCATCAGGTCGGCAACTGGCTTGCATTCACGCAGGGTTGGCATCAGTCGTGTCTGGCAAAATGTTTTTGCTTCATCCTGTGCTGCCATAACCCACATTGCAGGGGCTGGATCTTCTGCAATTGCCCATGCGAGCAGGATCATAATGGTTTGTGTCTTGGCACTCTGGGCTGAACACATCACGGAAATGTCGTTGATGCGGTTATCCGCAAAAACCTCCATCAGTTCTTTTGTCCACGGTGCAGTATCTGAGCGGTACTTGCCCGGAAAAGGAGATGTTTTGTCGATCTGGATATGCTCTTCAGCCCATGCCCAAGGAGGTCTTTGGTCTATTGGCTTCCATGCTGCCCGTGCTGCCTTCTCAACGATGTTCATTCGTCATCCTCAGTTGACCATTCACCAGTGTGTAGATGCTTGAGAGCATCTTCGATTGCGTTTTTAAGTCGTTGCTCAATCTCTGCTATCGGGAGACCTGCTAGCTGAGGTGCTAGACTGCTTGGGACTTGTGCCAATATCTTGCGGCTTGCTCCAACCATTCGCCGCACCATGATTTCCACGTCTTCGTTTGCCGTGTAATACCCCTTTGATATTTGGAAATCGAACTCGATCTTTTCACAGATTGTCCGGAGTCGGCGCAATTCAAGCCTCTCCCGTTCCGTGTCGGTGTCGTCATCATCAAGTGCCAGTTTTCTTCCCGTTCTTTCTGCCCAGTCTCTCCATTCTAGCACTGACCATGATCCGTTTGAACGTGCGGAAGGACTACCCTCAACTTTCACCCATCGGTTAATGGTTCTCCTGTCGATGCCAAGTTGATCAGCTAATTCTGTTTTGTTCTTTGCGTAGACAACGGCCCCTCCACCATTCTGACCTTCATAGTATCTGGCAAGCGTTGCCTCTTCGTGGGAGGTAAGGGTTTTTCCGTCTCCAACTTTCTTGATGAGGTTGCGAATGTTCTTTTGTTGAATCATCCGCAAGGGATCTGACTGACGTGCTTTTAGTTGAGCATCAGTTACTTCTTCATGGACTTCATCACCGTCATCGTCGATATTGTTCATGTCGGCTTAAACCTCAACTCACACACACACTTGAAAGCGATCTCATTAAAATACCTCTATGCCTTCTCCGTAGTAATTGGAGAGAAGGATATTGAAAACCGTACTTGGCAGACTCCGTATCGTGGCAAGCTGCTCATCCATGCTAGTTCATCACGGGTGAAATCCGGTGTCATAGAGTCGTTAAATGAAGAGAACTCTGACGGGTCTTATGGCCCAATCATTCCACCTCAGCCACCACGAGGGGCGATTCTTGGAATGGTAGAGCTTGTAGACATTGTTACGGAATCAGACTCCGAGTGGTTCACTGGGCATGGGTTCGGCTGGGTTCTGCGTGACCCCATCCGCTTCAACTCCCCCATCCCCTTCGACGGGAAGTTGGGCCTCTTCGAGGTTCCTAATTCGATCCTGAAGGGAGCGTATTAGTTTTACCACAGTCGATCCATCGACGTATCGGTTGTCTTCAACCTCAATCATCTCCGTAAACTCTGCACGGTCTTCGTACCGTGCGAACACAAGCACGTTGTAGAAGTCTACGTCGTCTTTGTTGGCTCCAGATGCCAATAGGTCTTCGTAGGCTTGCTTCACGGCATCCAAGTCGTGAGCAACCGTGGTCAGGGTTTCGTTTCGTGCGTGTTGATCGTCACCCAAAAGTTTCATCACTTCTGCCACGTCGAATCCGGTAGACTCAAGATCAAGCCCCTCAGAGTTTAGGACTGATTTCAGTTGGTCGTAATCCCAATCTCCAGTTACTAGCGTGTTGTTCAGGAGGACGTTGATTTCCTTTTCCCGTGTTTCATCCACGTCCACAACAGCAACCGTGAGGGTATAGTTGATCGTTCCCTCAAGTGCATCGAGTTGTGAAAGGCGTTGATGCCCACCAACGACATTTCCTGTCTGCCTATTCCAGACGATTGGCTGGACAAGCCCGACCTTGCCTAGACTTTGTTTCAGCCTTCTCTTGGCATCGTCGCTGATCTTTCTTGGATTATACGGGGCTCCCTTCATGTCGGCACGATGTACCGACTCTGTGGTGAATGTTTGGAACTTTGACTGATGAGCGGTAGACCTATCAAGTTGGTCTGCTTTCAACGTCTCGTCTTTCTTGCGCTTCTTTGGTTTTTCGTCATTCGACTCCATGATATTTCCTCCGGTAAATGGTTGATCTTATGTACGGGAATAGCTTTTCCATCTTGTCGAAATCATCCGGATATTGATCGTGTAGAAAACACAACTCATCGTGTGCAAATCCAACTCCGGTTGTGATGGTTCCCTTGGCAGTGGGAGGAATTGGTATGTCGCAATCTTTCAGGAAATCCAAAACCTCCTGCTTGTTCCACCTCTTCAGCGGGTGGTGTACCTGTGACCAGAACGGGTCTCCTCCGTTTGCTGGGTCGATATTGGCAAAGAACTGCCTGCGCTTGAGTCCATCCGCTGCTTTCATCCCAGTTGCAACGAGTCCAGTTATGTTTCCAGTGGTTACATAAAGCGACTGGGCATAAACGGTTTTCAGATTCCGTTCCTCATAGTTGGCAAATGCCTCAGATGGGTTGCAATATAGCCCCGTCTTTAGTGCCATGCAGAATCCATCGGACGGGTATTCGGCAACCTTGATATTCCATCTATCACGGGCAAGCCGCATATACCGATTGGTGACTTCTAAGTCAGGAACAACGAAAAAGTAGAAGGCAGAAACCTTCTTAAACGTCCTAGAACATAGCTCCATTACTGCTAGGGAATCTTTCCCTGCACTGAATGCTACGGTGATCTCCTCGTGTTTTTCTGCCAACTCAGACAATGAGCGCAGTGTTTCTTGGAGTTTGTTTGCCATGTTGGATCTTTCGGAATTAACGACTCCGTGCCGTAGGGAACTAGATTCAACCGCAACCCGACCGGACGACCCCCAAACTCATTCCCCGTAAACTCAGGGGCCGTCCAGAATCGGATTAAGGCTTACTTGTGGTCAGCACCTGCGCCATGACCTGCGTCACGAAGACGGCTGCGGTAGGCGTTGCGCGACTCACTCTTGCGCTGCTTGGGCTTACGACCAGCAGGCTTCTTCGAGGGAGCCTTGCGCTTGACGACGGCCTTTTTGATGGCCTTTTTGGAACCCTTAGCGGCTCCGGATGCTTTCTTGGTAGGCATGATTTAGATGGGTTAAGCAACACGGATGCGTTGCAGATTCAATTTTAGGGGGGTGTCAATTTTACAATAGGGGTTGTGGTCAGAGAAGCTGCCACCATCTAGGTGTAGTGGTTCCTACCTGTTTTTGTATGACAATGAAATCATGGGTCTCTGGGATGTCCCCAATTGGCCTTACATCAATACTTAATACACGTTAAGCATCGGCCTAAAAAAGGTGCTTTTTTTGTTGCTAAGGTTTAAGCAACCCAGTAGTCTTGAATCATCGAGGTAAGACATTCCTCACTGATCTTTGAAATACATAGTTGAGCGGTCAAGGTTCACTGGAGCCCACCCGCAGGACGGACTAACGATAAAAGGCAAATCGAATAAGCCTACCCACTGAGTCCGAGTCATACGAATCCTGCAAACCTTTAGAACGAGGGGGTTGAGCGAGTGTAGTCGAGGTCTGGGATAGCAAGGCTTACCCCAACGCCAATAGACGAGCGACAAATTCAGTTCTGGCAGTGAACGGCCAACACGCAACTATCAGGCTCGGCCTACTGATTCAAAAGTAGGGGGGCCACCCAGCATAGGTAGATTAAACGATACTTCGGGGCATTAAATAATACAAAGCTGCCACCCGAACCCGTTCACCTTATGGCTGGGCATGGGTAATGCAACCAGTTAGTCCGCATGGACTTGCTGCCTGTCACAAGTCAGGAAAGGCGCAACCAATATGCCAATGCAGAGTGAACAACCAAGCACACACACAATGAGTAACACAAAAAAGAAAGACGTAGCTGCCACCACCGAACTCAAAGATGCGGTTAAAGCGGTGATCTACGAGATGATCGACAACAATGAGCTAACCCTCACTGAGGTTGACTTCGATAGCGAGTCGTTGGCTGAAGCTATTCGACTGGCATTCACTACGGACAAGGCTCTCAAGCAAGAGATCATGTCTGCCGTTATCGGTTCTGCCGTGAACGGCTCCACCCCTGCGAAAGCTGCTGAGATCATGCAGAAAGTCGTAGGCAAGAAAGCTGCCACCAAGACCGAGGGCATCAAACTCAAGGTCAAAGTTCGGTAACAAGCCACTAACCTGCCTCCCGTCTACAAGCTAGACGGTGAGGTGGTAAGGTTTAAGCAACCCCATTCGCACACACATTATGAACACTACTTCTATCGGTTCCAATCAACGACAAGCCACCTTTCCCGACGGAACAGTGGTTCTTATCTCTTATGATACTCCGGTTGCTGCCGTCTATAAGGGCAGGGTTTATCGGACATCAGCTTGGTTCTCACCAACGACCACCAAGCACATCAATAAATGGATTGCATCTTTTGGAGACAATTCAGTCGAAGAAAAGCCGCAGGACTTCTTCTACCTGCTGCTGGATTTTGGTGCTTCCGGATTCCTTCCGTCTCCCACCATCAAAACCATCAAAGCGAAAGCAACCCTAGTTAGTTAATCCATTCCAACCCAACAACAAGCACACACACACAACATGAAAACAACAGCTAAACTTAATCCCGATTCGATGCCCTGCACCGTTGGTCAGGTCAAGGCCATGATCGAAAGTCTCGACGTAGACATCCCAGTCGAAAGCATCGTGAATGCTATCGTTACTGGCGAACACTCCGAAAAACTAGCTGCCACCGTCGGAGCCAAGGCACAACGCTCAACGGAGCATCTGCTCGATGCAATGCGTCGAGACGTGGTAAATGCCACGAACCAGTCACGGGCAGCATTGGAACTGAGTCAGGGAACCGATGCCATCTACAAGGCAACTATGGAGAAGGTCGAGAAAGCGTTGGCAGACAAGTCAACGTCAGTAACGACGGTCAGGAGGATCAAGGCAGCCCTTGTTTCTCCGACTCCATCGACCGGAGCCAACCCTGTTGAGCAGGCCATGCAACAGTATTGCGAACCTAAGAACTCAGCTTATCCGGTGCTGGTTATGGGTGATCCTTCTGCTGGCAAGACATACACCACCCGCAAGTGGGGCGAGTCCAAATTCGATCTGTTCATCGAACAAAGCTGCCACCAAGGCATCGAGGCCCGTGACATTCTCGGAGGTAACATCCTCACGAGTTGCCCTAAGAGCGGTGGCATGATCTCCCGTTGGGTTGACGGTCGAGTCACCTATGCGGTGCGTATGGCAGCGGCAGGCAAGTCGGTTCTCCTGCTTCTGGATGAAATCTACCGTGCGCCGCAGCGTGAGATGAATGCCCTGCTTGGCTTCCTCTCTCCGGTTACAAAACCAGACGGCAGCAAGGTCTACCGTCTCTGCTCGGACAAGCCGATTGACGACGGTCATGGCAACCTCATCCCAGAGGTTGTCGAATGCCCAGTTGAGAATCTAGCAATCGTTGGAACGACCAATGTCGGAGGTCAGTTCCAGATCGAGTCGCCCGATCCAGCCATGAAGACACGTTGGGTCATGGTCTACGTTCACCTGACTGCTGATGACTTCAAGAGCGTCGTCCTCGGTTACGTCAAGGGTGCTAAGTTCCGTGAGTCGGTCGCCAATGAGCTTACACGGTTCTGGACTGAGATGAGCGTCCTCAAGGCAGATGGGTATATCGAGGATTGCCCAACGTACCGCACCATCGAGAGGGCAATTTCGATTGCCAAATCCGATGACAAGAAAGACATCGGGGCAGCCGTCGAGGAAGGCATCTATTCCTACGTTGGCATCGACCTTAATGGTCGTCCCGAAACTGAGCAGATCAACAAAGTCAAATCGGTCATCAAGTCCATCTGGGGCTAAGCCGCAACCACCAACACACACACAACTATGTCACTACGACTACCCCGCCGCACCAAGACGGCAGTGCAAAACCTGCACATCAAGACACGCACCCAGTACGTTTCAGACGGAGGTGCGAATGAGCGGTATCAACTCAACTTCATCCCAACTCTCTCCCGTATAACCAAAACGGGTTGCTGGACTCACGACGGTAGTGAGCATTTCATCTACCTCAATGAAGGTGCGTGGGCTCTTCACGATGACCTGAAGACTGGCGACAAGCTGGGAATCACCAAGGCCATCTATCTCCATGAATGGATGCACTCCATCATGACTGAACGTGACCACCGTGCAATCAGTGATCAGCAGAAGTTGCATGGCATCCCATTCAATCTGTGGAATCTGGCTGAGGATGCCAGAATCGAATACGCCTACCGCACCAAATATCGTAAGAAGTTTGGTTGGTTGAAATGGAACGACGGAAGTTTCGACATCAGCAATCCCAAGTCGATTCTTCTGGCATTCATTCACTGCGAGATTACTGGCACTGGTTACAACGTATCCGCACTTCGTAACCCTAAGTTGCGTGGTGTGTATTCCGATCCGATGACCCGTGAGTTAGCTAGGAAGATCGGCAGGTTCTATCGTCGGTTTGTTTCAGCAGCCACCACGTTGGACTTGGTTCCGGTTCTTGTTGATTGGCTCAAGGAGTTTCCTGAGAAGGCTGAGGGT